TACCGTAACACCAGTCCTTCCGTATCGAGGGTAGTCTTTGTCCTGCGGGTTGTAGCATCTTCGCATCATAGCCCGCCATGTATTATAAGAAGCATTTTTCCAGCCCCCGTGCTTAGTTATACGTTCTTTAAGGTAGCACCCGCACGACACAGAATTGCCGGTAACTAAATCCCCGGAGACTCGAACGACTACTTCCCCACAATCGCATTTACAACGCCACAAAACTTTCTTTAGCTGATTTCGCCCCGCCTCTTCAATTACCAACAAACGCCCAAATCGCTGACCCGTACGGTTTATAAATTTTGGCATAAGCCCTCCAAAAAGAGCCGCCATTATACACCCGTATCTGTTCGTACGTCTACGACCTGCCGTCAGGCCGCACATCGATACGTGGTACACCTAACTGCCACTGAGTACCAATCGTGTTGGATTCCACTTTAAACGCCATCTGACGACCACGCACCCGGCTATAAATAATCTCTGTGAATTGCTGCACGTTGTAAGTGGTTGTACCAACATAGCTCTGCGCGGAGGTCACCGTAGGATTATTCGCAGCACCGTAGTTTGAGCCGGGGTTCTGGCGTGGGCGCACCGTAAAATTCACAACAGGCTTATCATTTGTGGAGCCGTTAGTGTCCGATCCATCGAACGTAATATCCGGAATAATACGCCAGACAAACCCGTAGTTGTGACCGTCGTCAATATCAAAGTCCGAAGACTGCACGTAGCAATTGATAGCACTAGGGGGGTTAGTCTCGCCGTTGTCCACCGCCGCTTCGTGAAACACAATAAGGTTGTTTTCGGTTGCCGCTTGTGGGAAATCTCGTAGTGGCGAGTCTAACCAAGCGGTACGCGCCAGAGTGCCGTAATACCAGACCCGATCAAGGTAATTAAAGATGACGTAGCGGTCGATTACATCACTATTTGCGGAACAGTAGAACCACCAGACTTCAGAGTAACCTTCGTTAGTTCCAGCGAAAAACTGCGAAAACTGATCACGGTTAATATCACTAAAGATATAAGTACGCACCGAACAAGGCAGTGTTTCCACCCGACCAGAATACATGTAGAACTTGTCCACGCCCATCCAGTACACAACACCGTTGGCTGTCGCCATAGCGTTAGGGGAGGCAATAGAAATATTATCCGCCAAAAGGGTAAAGCCGTAGACATACGGTGGGCCAAGATACTGCATGGCGTAGATAGCCGCATCAGTCCAGACTAGAATCTCCTGACGAGTTTGTAGCGCACCAATAATCGTAGAGCCGTGGGATAGTCTGTAACTACCTGCTTGGTTTGTTGCAGATGGTGTCCAGTCGGTATAACTCTCTTGCGCAGACCAGCGAATCAACAACGGGTCTAAAGCTGTTGTACCATAAGCACCATAATCGTTGCACCCAAAACAAATAACAATCCGAGAGGTGTCAGACACCATAATCTCGTTAATTAGCGCCGGAACATCTGTGCCAGTAACGGCAGTACCCCGTACAGTGAACGCGGGTGTAACACCCACGCCGGGTTGCCACAAATAAAGAGCGCCGCCACGTGGCGAAAATAGCAGATCTTCACCAAAGTTAGCTTGACTCCAGAGCCGTAACTCTACTGGAACACTTGCGCTGTTATAGGCTTCTCCCCAGCCCGGAAACGCTGTAGCCTGTGATACTACCGCACCAGAAAGTTGAGATGCCGCTGTTGTACCATCTGCCCCGCGAACACACCCAGTAAAATCCGTCCCAGTCTTGCCGGTATACGTTATGTATTCACCATTGATCCATATAGCACCAGAAGCGGTAAACGCGGAGGTGCTTACTACAGTGATGGTTGTTACGGAATTATTTATCGCCCCGTTTAACGTAGACGACGTACTGCCGGGTATAAAACCACCCCACGGGGATACGCCCCATCCGGTACCAACTGTATTAATAGCGGGACCGACACTAATCTGATACGCAGCGTCGGTGTTAGCCCCACCATCCCCAACATCGGAAGCATTCGCTGTAACAGGGGAAGTTATGGTGTAAGAGGTGCCCGATAAAATTGTCTGGATTTGAAATTCTGAATTAAGAACCGCCGCTGTTATAGCCCCACCAAGACTAGCTGCACTGGAAAAAGTAACAAAATCCCCCACTTGCAAACTAGACGCTCCTGTATCGGTTACAGTAATAGTCTTCGATCCGTTTGTTGCGGCAAACGTAGTAGTATTAGTCGTGTTAAGTCGGATGGGGGTAATGTCGTAATACGCGCCACCACTCTCTATGTAAAACTTTAGATTTGTACCAACACCTAAAAGGTTGGCCTGTCTTAATGTTACCCAGTTCCACAGAGACCGACACACGCCTTGGAACGTGTTGTAGGATAGCGCAGTCCAACCACCGATCTTTTCAGGGTAGCCAGAACGAAACCGCACTTTGTCGCAGTCATACCAGCCGCCTTCGTTAGCGAGTGTGGTGCCTTCGCGGTTAACGCCCGGACGGAACTGTAGTTTCTGCAACGGCATGGTTGTTCCTTATTAGGCCAGCATGGTTTCAGCGTGGGTTTTGGCTTCTGCCACCCGACGCAGCCACCCTTTACCGAACGTCGCAAACGTAGGCAGACTGCGGTAAAACGCTTCCTTTTCTGCACTGAATTTTGCCACTAATTCGCTCTGATTGGCATCTTTTAATGACTGCATGGTCTTGGGTCCAATAGCGCCGTCCGGGGTGGTGCCGATGGCTTTCTGCATGGTCTTGATTGCACGACCGGGACCCGCGTTGATGGCGAAGTCAAACATCAGGTAGTCCAGACCGTCAGGTAGGTCGTCAGCTTTTACAGCATCCCAGTACTTCTTCTTGTACATAGGACCCACCGTCTCAGGAGTCAGAGCGCGCATTGCCTTTTCGTCAACAGCGTGGCCCACCCACTCTTCCCAGACTTTCTTGGTCACGCCCAGATTGGTCATGCCGCCGGGGTCTTTTGGATGATTTACGAACCCGCCTTCGTGCTTCAGGATGGCTTTAAGGGCTTCGTCGAAGTTCTCTTTCATTTCTCAGTATCTCCTGACAGGCAGTTAATTGGTGGGTGATTTCGTCTGCGTCTGCTGCGATGGTGATAAGAGCTTCCGCAGTCTCTCCTGAAAGTCTGGCTTTCGTTCTTCCATTATCGCTGCCGGGACTGGGGGCAGCACTGGGCACGGGGTTACTATTGTCTGGACACGCGGCGTCGATGAACAACCCGTCAGTACGAGCAAGATCAACAAACTGCTTACGCTCCACTTCAACGGTTCTAACCTTGTCAACATAGACCTTCTCCACTTTGGTTTGCGTGTTTGCCAGCAGGTGCTCAAACTCACGTACCTTGTCCTGCTCGGCTTTCAGTATCTTTGCAGCTTCTGCGGCAGCTACCGCTTTCTCTGCTTCCCAGTCCGCCTTGGTGACCGCAACACCCGTATGGTGCCCGTAGAAGTATGAGCAGATAACAAGCACCAGAGCACCGACAATGACGTAGGGATTAGGCATCTTCAGTCTTCCCGGCTTTGATGGATTCGATCTTCTCCTGCCCGCGTGTCCAAGCAGATATGCCAAGGATTGCCATAAACGTAATATGGATGAACCCGCCAGACTGTAGTGTCAGCGAAGTCCATTCACGAAAAGCGTCGTTTGCCGCTTGGGTTTCCCAGAACTGCACAATCGTCCACAGGATAGGGAATAGCACGAAGTCACACAGGCAGATCACCATATAAGTAATTGCCATCATAGGACGCCACTTGGTCGTCATCCAGTCAGTTGTCTCGTTCATTCTTCACCTCGCATTTCACGAATAATCTTGATCCGTAACTCTTTCATTCTGCGGGTCTCTTGCTCCGCTCGGTACAGCGCATTGTTCATGTCCATATACATGACACCCATGACCGGCAGGGCAATCACTAGCACAAAACACAAGACCACCACGGCGACGAGTAGAGTCCACGGTACGTCTGGCTCATTCGAAGCATTACCATTACTCCTACGTACCACGCCACGACGAAAAGGATTGCTCCAACCCATACTGCGTCTTCCGTCCTTTTC